CCATAAGCTCCTCCGCTATTGCAATTCTTTTCTCTTTTTCATCATCTGGAATATCCATCTCGCCAAAGTATTTTTTAAACGGCATAGCCTTCCGTTTTATCTCAGCATTACTTCCAGATAATATATTCAGCTCATCAAAATCAATCATCTGTAGACTCCTGATCTGCCTTTTTCGGCTCTTCTTTGCTCATGCCGTCAATCAATGGGCTGTTCTGAATCTGCGCTTCATATCCACCATCTGTACTCTGTACATCTGGTGTCTGCTTTCCCTGTTCCTCTTTTTTGTCAAACAAGGCAGACTGATGTTTCTCAATGAGTTCTTTGCTGTCTGCCCATACCTGTGCATTATCGTCAAACAGGTTGATCGTGTTTATCGCGTGTAAACCATAAATACCGCTGTTAATCAGATTTGCCAACGCTGTAGTTTTTACAGACAGCTCATAATTCTTCATTCGCTTGATGCTCGGTTTCATGTCGGAATACCTAAGTTTTAGCAATGGATTATCCGGTTTGACATACGGAGATTTTTTGATTGCTGCCAAAACAGCTCTAACCTCCATCATTTTGCAACCTTCTATGATTCCCTGCTGCTTGTTTGCATCAGACTCAGCAGCTGTATATCCAGTAGCTCCATCCATGGCAACACCCGTAGAACCGGAATTGTCATTGTTTCTGGATGGAACAAAACATTTTTCTTTGATTCTGGCTACTCGGTAGCTTATCATATTAAGCATACCCTCGTAGTCATATTCGACAGAGAGTGGTTTTACAAACGGCTGTGCACCATCTTTTGTTGTCTGAGTCAGAATCCAGTCATTCGTCTCTGGTGTTTTGACATTTCCGTCCTCATCTTCCGGGAATTCAATGTCATTTCCATGCCATACGGCCTGAGTATTCTGATCTACATCATTGATAAAGTCGGAAATAAGCAGATTCAGGTTGTCCATCTCTGACATCTGCCGTTCAAAACATCCCATTCTATCATGGGAACGCACCCATTCGATAACAGGTATAATTCCCAAAGGGTTCTTCTCTCCGTTTTTATTTCCTTCTTTCCATCTTTCTGAATTTTTCCAATCTCTTTTGGATTCTCTCACAGGTTTTCCAGATTCAAACTTTGCCATATTCAGGAGTTCAAATCTGTATTTCCTTGTAAAACAGGTGAAGTGGAAGTTTCCCTGTTCATCGATCCGGAATGTGACAGATATCATAGGTCGATGATCGATGTAATAACTTGATTTAATAACAAATGCAAATCTTGGGTCAACGACATCAACTGTGAAATAGCTGTCTCCATCTACCCAATCCATGTTAATGTCAACGTAGGTGTAGCCGATTCCACATATTTCGATAAATCTTGCCAGCTGCTGCGTTTTGCTCTTGATATTCTGAGCTTCGTAGCATTCATTCAAAAGAGAGATTCCCTCAACCTCTTTGTCTGTTCCACTGTCATTCTCTCCACGCTGAACAAGAGTAATAGGATTTCCCCAGTTAAACGCAAGTTTAAACTCTGTAACCTCATTCGCAATATTATCATTGCAGATGCAATCAATCTCCGGCCTGTATTTTTTCTTTCTGGAGATTTTCTGGTCTCCTGCCTCATAATTTAAAAGATAGCCACAGTCGCTTGCGTTCTGCATGAACTCTGGCATTGCTTTTTGCAAAATCTCTATGATATTGTTCTCATCGATATCTACTACATCCGTAAATATCTCTTTCCTGCCATAGTTCATTTTCTTCACCTCATGCAAAAGTTATACCGGAGCTACAGGATCTTGGAACCCTTCTCTTGATCTCTGTGGTATCGGTATCAATGTGATACACTACTCTCCTACGGCATTTCATACATTCCGCAATAATGTTTATGGTTCCTTTGCCGTCATATGTGGCAACCTTCTGCTTACATCTCGGACAATATATATTTTTTGGTTCACTCATTGTTTGCTCTTTTCTTCATGCAAAAACAGGCAGCCAGAATATCTGACCACCTGCTTGAATGAAAGGGGTTTTGATGGAAAGTGTTACTTACCACTTGCTTTTATCTCAGTTTAAAGGTTATCACTTTTTGAACGAACATACCGAACAACTTAATTATTTTCCATAAATCGGTTAAAAGCCATTCTCACACTATCTTCTGTGTTACCTTTCATCTTCTCTGCTACCTCCTGCCAGGTGAGTGCTTCCACAAATCTCAGGCTTATGATTCTGCGAATATGGCTATCGTCAATACTGGCAATGAACTGCTCAACATCATTTGTTTTACCAATCAACATTTTTTCCAGTTCTTCCAGCCTTGATTTTCTCTCTTTTAGAGCCATCCTCTTGTATGCCAGATCTGCTAGCTTCCTGTTATATTCGGCAACAGGAACTCCCTCTATAGTGTAGTTCTGGATTCCTCCGCTTCCGCCTCGAACCTTGTCCTTAACCATTTCACCGGCTTCTATCTCATTGATGCGATTTTTGGTATTTTCTATTTCGCACTCTAACTTTACAATCTTTGATCTTACTTCTTTTGCCTCATCCAACATATCCGCATATTGAGTCAATACATTCTTGTCTACCATGCTACAACCCTCCCTTGTTACACTGGGCTTTTAATGATTCTTACTACCTTTGACTTTCTTCTTTCAGAGTAAATCATGTCGCATAGCTGGGCTGTGCTATCGACTCCATCATCGTGCTTGTTCTTTCCATCGTATTTAAACGATAAAATGTTTTGAATGTACTTGTTGTATTCTTTTGTTCGGTGGTTCATATCAACAAAGTGGAGCTTTCTGATGTCCGGTGCATGGTTTTTGATTCTATCTAACTTTGAGATAGTGTTTGGCGCAGGATCATGTGTTGCATTGACGGGTACTCCCATCTCTTTCCATGCCTTTTCACACAGGTTTCTGTACTCACTTGTGGTTTTGGTTTCCTCAAAATGTACTTCGGCTGTCTTTCGTTCAAATTTATCTAGCATAGATGCCATTCTGTTTGTTACTTCAGGTACCGTTACATCCTTATCCCCATCGTTGTAAACGGCATCTACGACATAATATTCATTGCCAAACTGCCAGCAGATTGGCATAGATACAAAGTCACCACCACCATAGGCTGGGTCGAGTGCTGCGAAGATTCTATCCGGTGTTCCGTCTGGTAGATCTATCTCCGGGTTGAAAAATTGCATATTGTCCGGTGTGAACAATGCGCCAAATCTCTCAATGGGTTCCTGTTGGTCTTGTGCAAACCAGGAAGCCATATCGTCATTTTCTTCAAAGGATGCGCGAATCATCCTGTAATCTTCCGTTGAGTATCCTAGATTGTAAGGATAGTCAAAATTGCTTTCGTCATTATCGTTCAGAGCTGGAATGACAACAGCAGACCATAATCGGTTTCTGTATTGTTCGTTGTATTCCAGTAGATTTCTCCGTCTTCCCTGTACATCCTTAATCGCCCATCTGGTTCCCATATTTATCAATTTGGCCTTGCGTTTAAGTCGCTTCATAAAATTGTTATCGAATTTTCCCCAGACAGTTTCCTGACGATCTAGGCTTATTGCCTCTTCAATTCCTGAGAACAGATCATCTGCTACTGCAAGTCCACTACAGTCACAGGCACCATTCAATGTGCCATATATGCTTCGCGCCGTGAATGTTGGATATGTTTTCTTTCGTATCAGGTCTATAGTCAAATCTTTTCCGTCTGTAATTAGCCTTGTCTTGACATTATCCGGGTAAATCTCGCTGTATGTGTATGTAGGGTCTGTCATAAGCTCAATGAGGCCATCATAAAATCCGCTTGTGATTTTGTCGGAATAAGCAGTATACAAGTTTGAAAGTTCTGGATTGTTTGAACCGAACCAGAGGAACCCGAATTTTACAATCTGCGTTTTTCCAACTCGGCTTGGACAGTTCACAAATAGCTCGTCCAGCTTATCATCGTATAAATCCTGGATGCCATTTGCGACTTGCCTTAACGGATTTATCCTGGGTTCGTAGAAACGCTCCTCTTTCGGTCTCTTGCGCTCCATGTAGAGCATAAAGCTCTCAAACTTGTAATGAGACTCGACAAGCATTGTTCGCCAGTACAAATCTCCATATTCCTGATTGGTTGTTTGGATATGTAAATATTTTGCATATTGCTTCACATAGTCTGTCCATTTCAGCGCATATGACCTGTGAGTCGGATAATCCTTCAGCAGACCAGAACACATATCAAGGATTGCGGACAGTTTGCCATAATCCATAACCTTATCTTTTTTTGACTTTTCAATTATTAAATCTATGGATTTTGTATATTGATTGGGTTCTACTTCTGCCATAAAAAAAGGAGGCTCCTTTCTGCAAATTAAAAAAGAGTCTCCATCTTGACTGCTGCATCCCACCATATCGGATATGCCTAAAAGAATTTTGTTCTGTTTATCTTGATACTACTTTCTTTGATACCTCTGCTACGGTCACTCCGTTTGCAGATTTTCTGATTTCACAATCTTTCCCTTTTGATAAGATTTTTGAGATATCATCGGATTTCTCAATGATCTTCGTTTTCAAGTCCTTCTCTGTCATATCTTTTTCCTTTGGCTTACTTTTATATTTCCTATCATCCCATATTGTAACAAGCTCATACTCGGCCTGAGTGTTCGCTACGATGTCTAAAAACTGTCCGTCTGCAATATGCAATGATTCCGCTATGCTCATAGTCTATTCACTCTCTCCCTTGATAAGAGAAAGGATTGTTTGTAATGCTTTGTCCGGGTAGATTGTCTGATATCCTCTCTGCATATGTGAGAATACCTGTGATGAGACGGTATCATGATATGTTATCAGATAGTTGAATTTGATTCCTTGTATGCTTGTATCGTCAATACTATCTATGGCAGCTCGTACACAAACATTATCAACAAACAAAACATTACGGCTTAAGTTGTGAACAACATTCCTGATACCACTCCTGTATAAATCTTCTCTCAAGGATCCCAAGTATTTTTTGAGCTGCATATTGCTGTCCCCAATGTAAAGCATATTTACATTCATTCTACAATCCTTTTAACCCCTGATACTACCTTTAACGCTTTGATGTCTTTCTTCATCCTGGCAAGCTCATCTCCCATGTCGCATACCAGGCTAAAAACATAATCCATATCAATATCATCCTCACCCAAATCATCTTCGTGACCCCACGATAATGATTCGTCTTTTGGCTGATTATTCTGCTTGGATTTAGCTCTTTCTTCACAAAGCTGGTCTCTTAACTTGTTGATCTTGTCTTGCTTATTGTCCAGCTCATCCATCAGATTGCGAATAACAGTCATTAGGTGGTCTCTCAATTCCTTATCTGTCATTCCGGTTATCCTCCTAATCGTTCTTCCTGAGGATTGCCCATGCAATGAATGCTATCAGTTCAACCAACAATGTAGACCCTACACCACACCAGAACTCTGGAATATACATTAGCGTTTCCCCTCCTGACCCTTAATAAAATCCAACCCTTCAAGGTTCATATCGTTCTCAAAAAGCATGATTCTCCACTTCAAAAAGGTTGCTCTGGTAATTCCTAATCTCCTGGATGCTTCCTCAACAGTTATTAGGTGAAACCGATAATCTTCCCAGACTTCCAGAAACTTTTCCTGAGTAACCTGTTTGTTGATAAAATATGGGTCATGGCCTTTTACAAATCGTCCCTTGCTATCTCTTTCTGCTGCCATTGCTTAACACTTCCTTTTGGCTTGTCCACTTTGAAACGGGAAATACAGGACTCGAACCTGTAACATCACGTTATATACTGTGCTCTCCCAGTTGAGCTAATTTCCCAGAAACGGCATTCCATGGAGTCGAACCATGAACCTTTGAGCAAAGTGGGATAGTGCTCAACGTGCGCCCTTACACTAAATGCCTAACCAAACACCTTAGGAGGAATCCCAAATATGGGAAATACTGAAAGCTCAGTGGTGGAAGGATTTGCACCTTCTTCGTGGCTATATTCCACTCACCACCTTCTTCGAAAGAGAGACAAAACTGGGATAGTTTGCATTTTATTATCTGTCAATGAATTCTTCATAGTTGTTAGAATTGCTTAATTCCTTACTTGAAGAACTATTCATGTCCGTTATATAACTGTCTGATATAGGTCTATCTGATACCTAACTACTCCTTGTATCGATAATCCCTATATGTGTATCGCATATCTCTATATCCTGGTTCCTATATAGACCATCGGTATGGTACCTCCCTATGCAATACGGTTAGCCTTTTGAATCTGCGAGTGGTAGAGGGGCTAAATGGGCGGTACCGGGGGTACTTCTGCCAGAAACCCCCTACCCCCTTCTAAAATTCTGGAAGTAGTCAAGGATTCCGGCTCTGGCTCCTGGTACGGCGTTTTCCATGACCTTTTTATGTTCTGTCTCGTATTTATTCGCAAAACTACACTTTTCCGAACAAATTCAGGCTATATAGACTCTATATCTGGTATATTTTACCATATCTCATACTATATCTTGATTCATGCATAAATACAATACCATTTTTGTATAAATATAACTTTAACCTGGGATTTCTGGTATGGCAGCCTGATCTTCCTGCCCGTATTCCTGCGCTATCTGCTCCGGGGTCATTTGTGCAACCTGGATAGGATTTGCAACGGGAAGAGGTGCCGTCTCCACGTATCCATGCTTTGCCTTGAGGAGAAACATACAGCCGACCTTATTAGACTCTGTGGCTCCTCTTACGAGGCTTTGTTCACATTCTGTTTTCCATTTTTTCACTGTTTCCATATGCTTATAACTAAGCACCTTGTTATAGGTTTCTCCTATATGTGTATTAGTCCATGCTAGTATATTATTTATTATATTACCATTGGAGTCTTTATATATATACATTCTAACTTTACTAGTCATCCAATCATAAAATGTATTATAGCTAGTACCAGTCAATATAGAGAACTCTAATATAGACGGGTATTTATTATATTTATAGCATAAAGAAGTATATATATTCCATACTTCATCATATCGTTCTATATCTTCAAAAGGTATTTTATGATCCTTAAAATAATACATATATATATATTTAATAAGACCACTAAATAAAGTACTATTTGACTTACTTAATTCTTCAGGATGATCTAATGTGTCTATATATTCATCTACCAATTCGTATACTTTATCACTGTATACAATCATATCAGAATCATCTGGGATGTATAAAAAATCATCTGTATATGGCATATGCTGGTTCTCCTTTCTGTCTGCTGTCCGGTCATAAAAAAATAGCCTGGTGGAAGTATATTAAATCCATCGGGCTATTATATTTTGTGCCTGGTTATTTCTTCGGCTGTTTCTGTTTGTTTAAAAGGTATCATGATTTGGTGGAAAAGTCAATGCTGCCAGCTTTGGGAATGTGGTTATATATTCCGGTTTCTTCCGGGTGCCCGGCGCGGATCTGATAACAGTACTACTTATCCAGGATTCAAAAAAAGACCGCCCATGTTGGGCGGTCAGATCGTCTCTATTCCTCAATCTCTTTTAATGCTTTCCAGTACAATCTCAAACAAATCTCTTCAAAATCTTCTTTGTGGTCTGGATATATTTCAAATTCTTCAACATTTTCACAAAATGCAAAAACAGACATATCAACATCAACACATACAGAATATTCATCTCTTGCTTGATCTACCGGCTGCGTGTGGAAAATGATATTTTCATCAGATACAGAAAATGGAAATGTGTATGTCCCATCCTCATATAGGCTGGCCATGCTTGACCTGATGCATTCTTTCACAAAAAATGTTCCTTTTTTGCTGCTCTGAAAATCATTTATAGAAATTTTTAAGCCGTCCA